TCAATCAAGAAACTGTTGATACTACTGATTTTGGTTCAAATGGTTGGAAAGAGTCTGTAGCAACTTTAAATAGTTGGTCTGGTTCTATTACAGCAATCTTTGATGCAAGTGGTACTGCTGAAGGNGCTTTACAAACTGGCTTAACTGCTGGTAGTACAGTTGCTTTAGATTTACANCTTGGCGGTGGAACTGGCTCATACGATAAGTATAGTGGTTCAGCNAACATCACAAGTCAAAGCGTTACAAATGATGTGAACGGTATTGTAGAAGTTACCTTCAGTTTTGAAGGTACTGGCGCAGTAACAATCGCGTAATTTTAAGGGGATTAAGTTCCCCTTTTTTTATTTAGAAACTATGAATAAATTATTAAAAGCATTAGAAAAAGAAGGTACTGATATTCGTTCAGCTGATATGGTAGTTGGTGGAAAACTTCATCACGTCTATTACCGTGTTATGTCTGGGCAAGACCACGACAACGCATTAGAATTATCTAAGAAAGTTAAAACAGTAAAAGAAGCCGATGGTTCAACTACTGATTTGACATATTATGATGATGGGTTATTGAGAGCGCATATTATCTACTTTCAGCTACTTACAAAAGAGGGCGAACGTGTTTTTAATGATTTAGTCAAAGTTCAATGGATTAAAGATACTATCACCTATGAATCATCAAGCTATTTATCGGCTTTGATGGGTTTAAAGTCTGTATCTGANATCATTGAAGAACAACAAGAAGCGTTAAAAAAGATGAATGGCTAAAGGCTAAGGCGTTTCTTGCTTTTGAACTTAATAAGTCCATCTCTGAAATTAACTCATTGCCAATGTCTGAAATTGGTACACTACTAGCATATAAGATTAACGCTAATAAAGAGGTAGATAATGGCAACTGAAAAGATTGAAATTGAGATTATTGCTAAAGGCAAACCAGCTGAGAAAGCAATTCAAGGCGTTGAAAGAAAGACTAAAGACCTAGGCACACAAAGTAAGCAAACTGGAAAAGAAGTTGATGGTGTTTTAACTCGTATGAGAGCAGGTTGGATTGCTGTTGGCGCTTCAGTTGTTAAGGCTGTATCAGAAGCAGCTAAGTTTGAACGTGCTTCTATTGGTCTATCGGCTTCACAAAAGCGTTGGGCGCAAGAAGTATCATTAGCAACCGACATTCAAGCTGAACAAGTTGCTGGCTTCTTAAAGTCTGCTCAAACTGCTGGATTAGCAGAAGAACAGATGAAAGATTTAGCCAAGCAATCAATTGCCCTTGGTTACGCATTCCCACACGAAAACGCTGAAACATTAAACGACAATATGATTATGCTTGCCAGAACTGGTGAAGCACAAGGTTTTGTTGTTGATATTCTTGAACAGAAATATACCGCTCTTGGTGAAGATATTAATAACCTTGATTTAAAGACTAAATCTTGGTCTGAAAAGATGGCTCTTGTTGGTGAGGTTGCTGAGAAATCACAAGCACAAATGGACGCTTCTAAATATAAAGACTTAAACAAAGTTATTGGCACTATGGATAAGGCATTCACAGATGTTGGTCATAGCCTTGTTGTTCTTGGTAGTGAAAGTGGTGGTTTTGGTCTTGTTACAAATGTTTTAAATACGTTCTCACTTGCCTTACAATTTGTTACTGCTGGCGTTACTTCATTAACAAAGGATATTCCAAAGTTATTTGAAGCGCTTGGTTTATGGACTGATAAACAAGCCAAGTTAGTTGATGGTACTGACAAACAAAAAACCGCTGAAGAACAGTTGAGTTACGCATTACAGCAGAAGAAAGACATAATGGCGTCAATACATATATTGACTGGTTCTGCCTTAGAGGGTGCTAAAAAACAACTTGATATGCTTGACAAGCAAATTGCGAGTATTAAAAAACACGGTGATGCTCTTGAAGAATCAAGACAGCAAATAAACAAAAGCAAGCAAGCCCACGCCGATGCTAAGGCTCAAGAAGTTGCCGATGCCAATAGTGCTTGGGGCAAGATGAAGAAAGGCTTTGGCGATTACGTTAAAGATGTTAATAACAAAGCGGTTACTTTAAGACAAACTGGTGCTAAAGTTGCTCAAGGTATGGAAGATGCCTTTGTTAATATGGCTATGGGCGTTAAGACTTCTTTCAAAGATATGGCTCGTGCCGTTATTGCCGACCTAATTAGAATCCAAGCAAGAGAGGCTATTGTTGGTTTGATTGGTAGATTAGGGTTTCATACTGGTACTGCTGAAGTTAAACATACTGGCGGTGCTATTGGTAAATCAAGAATTCCATCATTCCATACTGGCGTTAGAAGCGATGAACGATTAGCTAAACTACAAGTCGGTGAAGCGGTTATTAATCGTGGTGGTGCTGCTAAAAATAGAGATGCTATTGATGCAATGAACAAAGGTTATTCTGTTGGCGGTCAAGGCGGTCAAGTTACAACTGCTGAGATTAACTTTAATGTACAAGCTATTGATGCTTCTTCGTTTAATAGCTATCTTGTTAATAATCGTGGCACTATTGAGGGCATCATTAACGCATCATTAACATCTAACGGTTCTGTTAGACGTACTATTAAACAGGTCGTTTAAATGGCATTACCAAATTTATCGGGTTATCTTCTTTATGGACACAGCCACGTTCAAATAGAAGAATGGACTAAACAAGGAAGCGCAGTACAGTTTAATTCTGGAAAGAGTCAACGGATAGTTAGCAATACATTACCAGCTATTGAAATGACTATTAGCTATAAAAACATTCCACACTCAACCTATGTTGTTATTAGAAACATATACCAAACTAATCATTCCAATACATTTGAATTAAATCAGACTGGGCAGGAGGTTTTACAATTAATCGACCCAAGACGTGACCATTTGGGTGTGGCTAATACGAGTGTTTGGGCATTTAAAGAGTTTAAATTTAAGGTTGGTTCTGATGTTAAATATTCTGGAACGATTAAACTAATCAGTTCTGTATTTTTTGACTTTACAGAGTATCAGTCTGCTTTTACTCAAGCATCTACTTATTCGCCAGTAACTTCAACTAATACAACATTCACGTCTTTACTGACAAATTATGCTCAACCCTATCAAGTTGATTATGAATATGTAAATAACTCTATATTCTCAAATATCGGACAATCAGCGCGTCATATTAAGGACAAAGGTGGATTGCGTAAGAAGTGGTCATTATCTTGGATATTACAACAGTCTGATTTTCTTGAATTGTTAAAATACTATCGCCAACGTGGTGGTATTATGAGTAAGTTCGGTATGCCAGAACTTGGGTATGGAACTTCAGATACAACCGATGCTATATTTATGACTGATTCATTTAAATATGACAAGCGCTTTGATGGTATGTATATTTGTAAAGCAGATATTGTGGAGGTATTATGAGTAAAACAATAACAAATAGTGTTCGTTCAGATGACCAATTAGCAATTCTACATCTGTTTGAGTTTCATATGGATAAAGACTTAGACGGTACTGTTGGAGAGGTTGGCGAGATATTGTATTTTACAGACCACGATATATTTGTAACCGATGGCACTAATGAATATACACCGTTAGCTATATCATTTGACAGACTCGTTGAAGATTTCTCAATGGCATCTGATTCTATTAATGTATCAATTGATAATATTAATGGTGCATTGACTACAGAAGCGTTAGCGTCTGAATGGCGTAACAATCCAGCTAAAATAACAAGAATTATATATACACCACCATCGCAAACGCTGGATAGCGTTAATTATGATTATGGTTTAGTTCATTATGAAGCAGCGACTACTTATCCAAGGCTTGATATTAGTTCGGTTGTAAAAGACACTTATGTTATGTTTGATGGTTTAATTGATTCATTTAATGCCACATCTCAAGCGTTAAATGGCTCTCTTACGACACAGTTTGCTCATTGGGCGAAGCCATACCCATCAAGAACTTATAACCAGAATGAATTTACATCAATTGTTAATGCTATTGTTGATGTTGTTTATTGGGGTAGACAAGAAACTGTTTAATGAATAATTGCTTTACAACCGCTTATAAATATCTTGACTTGCGCTATTCTTTGCCACAGTCTTGGAAAGGTTGGACGGTTGAAGATATGGATAAATTTGTCAAAGATGAAAAGAAGTTTTTAAGTAGAAAAGACCATATCGCATTCTTTAGAAGTTTTTGCCGTGTAGTGAAAGAAGCTAAAAAAGATGATATAGTGCTTACACGCAAATCAGTTGGTGTTGCTATCAATCAGTTCACGTACTGGGTTTATAACGAAGATTTAGAGCGTGTAGAGCATTTAAATTTAAACAATGAGTGCTTAATAATGAGGATTAATAATGGGTAGTGCTAAAGCGATTATTGGAATAGGGTTGGTTGCTACTGGTTTAGGCGCTTTTGGCGCTATGGCTGGTTTAGGTGCTTATGTTGGTGTCGGAGCGCTTACATATGGCGGATTAATGACGCTTGTAGGTGCTTCGTTGCTTGGCTCTGCTTTAGCACCAGATGTGGGTGATATTGGTGGTGTTGATTCATATTCTGGTATTAAGCTACAAACACAAAAGTCAAACACTAATCCAGTTCCAATAATATACGGTCAGAATAAAATAGCTGGCAATATCATTTATCAAACGACAAATAGTGCGATAAACAATGATGATGCTGCAAATGGCTATAATCGTGACTATTGGGCAGTAATGGTATTTGCTGGTCATAACATTGATTCAATGGTTGATATGTGGTCAAGTGATAATAATAGTCTAAGTGTTAGTGGCACTAAACAAACAGAGGAATATGTTCATATTGACTGGGGATATACTTCAACAGCTACAAATATACAAGGTTTGAATTGGGTAACTGATAGTGCGTTTAGTACGTCTACTGGAACTGCCCTTGGTCTTGATAGTGTTGTTATACCAGCAGATTGTTCATATTTGTTAGTTCATCAAGTGTTTGATGCTCAACAGAGTAAGAATATTCAGCTTGATAATATCATTGTTGAAATTAAAGGTAAGAAAATTAGAACAATGACAGATGCCAATACAATTAGTACAGCACTTACATATTCTAACAATCCAGTTAATGTTGTTTTAGATTTATTAACAAACGCACTTTCTGTTGATGATTCAAGTATTGATACAGCTTCTTTTTATCAATCACAACAAGATTGTATAAATAATGGCTGGGAGTGTAACGTTGCTTTAATTCAACAAGCAAACATTCAGTCTATTATTCAAGATGTATTAGCTACTTGTCGCGGTCAGATTGTTCACTCTAATGGAAGTTGGAAGTTAAAAATTGACACCAAATCACAGACAAGCGTCGCTACATTGACTGATGATGATTTTATTAATAATTCTTTATCAATTTCAATGAAAGGTAATAGAGACATTTCTAATAAGATTATTGTTAAATATGTAAACCCATCTGATGAGTGGCTAAGTGCGCAAGTAGTTAAAGAAGATACAACATTACAGTCTTGGGACGGTCAAACATTAGAAAAAACTTTAGATATTAAAGGTATCACAAATCAAACTCAAGCTGAAGAATTAGCAGAAATTACATTAAATACAATGAGGTACACAGAAGATGATATTGGAACACGTGTTAAACAAACACCTTTAGCGCTTTCATTCTCAACAACTGTTAAAAATGCTCATTTAGAAGTGGGCGATGTAATAACCATTGATAGTGATTTACTTGATAGAGATAGGAAATTTATGATATTATCCGTTGAAACAGACCAGAGCGGATTAATTCAGATATCAACAAGAGAGTATTGTGAAACACACTACAAAGATTCATCTGGAACTTATTTAATATAGAGGTATAAATTATGGCAGTAACAACACGCTCGGGCAAAGGCTCACCATTAACACACGAAGAGTTAGACGCTAACTTTAGCAAGATCGCTGGAGTTGAAGATAGCGCAACTGCTGATCAAACTGGTGCTGAAATAAAGGCTTTATATGAAGCTGAATCCAATGCTTATACAGACACAAAAGATACTAAATTATCTGGCATTGAAGCTAACGCAACAGCAGACCAAACAGATTCAGAGGTAAAGACAGCGTACGAAAATAACGCAGATACAAATGCGTTTACTGATGCTGAACAGACCAAGTTAGGTGCTATTGAGGCTGGGGCAACTACTGACCAAACTAATGCTGAAATAAAGACAGCGTATGAAGCTAATGCTGATACCAATGAATTTAGTGATGCTGAACAAACTAAACTATCTGGAATTGAGGCTTCTGCTGATGTTACTGATAGTACAAATGTTGCTTCTGCTGGTGCGGTGATGGAGTCTGATACAACTACGGCTTCAATGTCGTTTGTTATTGACCAAGATGATATGTCTACTGATAGTGCGACTAAAGTTCCGACACAGCAATCAGTTAAAGCCTATGTTGATTCACAAGTACAGTCTAAAGACACACTTGGTGAACTAGGTGGCAACCTTGACGATATTACTGATGGTACGACATATAAGAAGATGTCAGCTACTGAGCAAACTAAGTTATCTGGAATAGAAGCAAGTGCTGATGTCACAGATACAACTAATGTAACTTCTGCTGGTGCTTTGATGGACTCTGAGGTAACTAACCTTGCTCAAGTAAAAGCATTTGATACAACTGATTATGCTACTTCTACTCAAGGTACTACAGCGGATAACGCATTACCTCTAGCTGGTGGTACTATGACTGG